TCAAAGAATATATAACTCGTGGAACTGGTGAGGTAATGAATACTGCTATAAAAAGTATAAGAGGTGGTGGTACAGGTAGAACCTATCAAAAATACGAACCAAGAAGAACACATATAGCATCTGCACCTAATCAACCACCTGCAAGTGATACAGGATTTTTAGCTAGTAATATAACTATGGAAGTAGATGTCAAGGCTAATGGAAGCGTAGTTGGTCAAATAATATCATCTGCACCATATTCAAAGCATTTAGAGTTTGGTACAACCAATATGACTGAAAGACCTTTTATGCAACCTGCATTAGAAAAAAATAAACGAAAGATAGAAGCATTATTTAAAAAAGGCATATTGAAATGAGTATTGGTCAATTTGCACTACAGACAACTATCTACAGCACTTTATCTAGTGATAATACATTGACATCAACTTTAAGTGCAGGTGTCTATGACGAGGTTACAGAGGGTGCTACATACCCTTTTGTGTCATTAGGTGAAGAAACAGCTATTGACTATGGTACAAAAGATACAAATGGTGGTGAAACTACTATCAATATACATATATGGTCACAATACAAAGGTGCTAAAGAAACAAAACAAATAATGGACAGAATTCACGATTTATTGCATGATAGTAACTTAACAGTCACTGGATTTAATCTAATAAACTTAAGATTTGAATTTAGTGATATACTAAGAGACCCAGACGGTGTTACTAGACATGGAGTCATGCGATTCCGAGCAATAATATTAGGAACAAACTAATTTTATAAATAGGAGATAAAAATGGCGGCACAAAAAGGTAAAGAGGTCTTAATAAAAATAGACAATGGTAGTGGTACACAAACTACTATTGGTGGCTTGAGATCATCTTCAATAACATTAAATGATGAATCAGTAGATATTACAAATAAAGACTCTTCAGGATATAGAACACTTTTAGCAGGTGGTGGTGTTAATAGCATCAGCATCAGTGGCTCAGGAGTTTTTACTGATAGCACTACTGAAGGTCTTTTAAAAGATGCATATATAAATCAATTACATTTTGCTGATAATGGTACAACAGCTAACGTACCTGAATTTGAAGATTTTGAATTTTTTATACCAAATTTCTTTAAATTTACAGGTAAGTTTCAAGTTACATCTTTAGAATATGCAGGTGAATATAATGGAGAAGCCACTTATTCTGTTAGCTTTGAATCAGCAGGAATTATAGTAGTAGCGACTTCATAAGATGTCTTGGAATAAAGTACAACTTGATCTAGGTAACGAAAAGATTAATGCTTTTTTAAAAAATGATGAATCCCAACTATGTTTAGAAAACCTAATAGAAGTTGGTGAAAAAGTAAAAGTTGATAAAAAGGAATTTTTAGTTTTATCATCATTTGTTGAAGAGAGAGATAATTTATTAACCATAAATCTTGCAAAGGCAAGTAAACCTAAAAAGGAGAAGAAGTCAGATGACAAACAAACTAAAGGGTGAAACCACACTTAACTTAGCTAATAAAGAATATAAAGCTAGATTAACAATTGATGCAATTATTCAAATTGAAGATGCATGTGATTGTGGAATTATAAAACTTGCTACAAAAATGGGTGAAGCTGATATAAGAATGTCAGAGGTAATCCATGTATTATTACCTGCCCTAAGAGGTGGTGGTAATGATTTTCAACGAAAAGATGTAGTAAAAATAGTACAAGATGCAGGAATAGTTAAAGCAACAGCCGCAGTTGCTAACTTGATTGCAACATCTCTAACTGATGATTCAGAGGAAGAAGCAGACGAGGGAAAGCAAGAACAGGGGGATTAACTAGTGATTCCCTACCCATCAAACGATACTTTTCTATTTGTGTTGGCATGATGGGTATGTCTTCTAAAGATTTTTGGGAATCTAGCCCTAAAGAAATCTATATGGCTATAGATGGATTTACCGAATTTAATGGTGGTTCAGAAGATAAAGATAAGCCTATGACCAGTGATCGTCTTAGCGAACTAATGGAGTTATATCCTGATGAGTAAACCTATAGATGAATTAGTAGTTCAAATTAAAGCTGATACTAAGCAATTACAAAAAGATTTAAAACAAGTACAAGGTAAATTAAAAACTACTGGAGTTGCAGGTGGTGCGGCTTTTGGTGGAATGGCAGGTGCTATGTCAAAAGCTAAGGTTGGTGCTATAGGAGTTACTGCCGCTCTAGTTGGTGTTGGTGTTGCTGTAACTAAAGTAGCACAAGTAGGTATGGGTTTTGAAGACTTAAAAGATTCACTTAATCAAGTTTTTGGCAGTATGGAAGCAGGTGATCAGGCTATGAAAAAGGTCTTTAAATTTGCTCAAACAACACCTTTTCAAATTGAAGATGCTACAAAAGCATTTATACAATTAAAATCAGCAGGTATTGAACCAAGTATGGATATGTTGCAAACTTTTGCAGATACAGCTTCAACATCAATAGACCAATTAGGAGCTTTTGAGTCATTAATAAGAATAGTGCAAAGATCAGCCGCAGGTGGTATGGGTCTTGAAGAAATTAATCAGCTTGATGATAGAGGAATACCTGCAACTAAAATTTTAACAGAAGCCTTAGGTAAAAGTAGAGATGAATTATCAGAATTTGGTAAAACTGCTGAAGGTGCGGCAGAAATGGTCAGATTGTTAATAGCAGGTTTAGAAACAAGATTTGGTGGAGCAATGGCAGACAAAATGGATAATTTGTCTACAAAAAGTTCTAATATGAGTATTGCTTTTAAACAATTAGCAGATGCTGTATTTACAGGTGGATTAGGTGAAAGACTTAAAAAACTTACAGACAGACTTACTGGATTTGCAGATGAAGCCGCTAGAGCAGTGCGTGTAAGTAGTGGTAAAGCATCATTAGGGGATTTACTTGGTGATACAACAGGTAAAGTTGATCAACTACCAATAGAATTAAGATTTGATGTGGCAAATATTGCTAAAAATGAAGCATTTGATAAATTAAATAAAGCAAAAAAACAATTCCAAGATGCAGAAGATGCAGGATTCACTGGATTGGATATTATTCAATTTCAAGCTAATTTACAATTTGCACAAAAAGAATTTGATGATTTTAAAAAAATAGTTGATGGCATTATTGCTGAAAAAGTTAGATTAGCTGAATCTAATAAAAAAGAAATTAAGGTAGAAACTTTTTCCGTTGGCGATATAGATGGCTTAGTTGATTTTCAATCACGATTTGCAAAAATAGCAGATGATATGATTCCTGAAACTCAAAAAATACAAGATGAAATAGATTATTTGAAAGATTTAATGACATTTGAAGGTGCTGATTTAGAAGGAATATTAAAATTCTTAAAAATTGACAATATTAATGATATACAAGAAGTTATAACCCATTTAGAAAATCTTAAAACAGAAATTAATGATTTGCCTGAAGCAAAACCATTTGAAAATCTTAAAGATTTAACTGGAATAAATAGTTTATTACATGACACTTTATCAGATGCTACTGAAGGTGCTGATTTGTTTGTTGATGAATTAAAAAATATGACTGATGAAGAAATTCTTGCAAAACTTGAAGAAATACCTAATTTATTAGAAAGATTTGGACTAACATCAGGTGAAGCATTAAGCCATGTCAAAGCTTTTAAAAATGAACTAAAAGATTTAGACACTGAAGTAAATTCTTTATTTGGAGATTTAGAAAATCTAGAAAATGTTAATGGTTTATTAAATGAACAATTAGCAAATGGTAATATTTCTTTAGAACAAGCAAACGCTTTATTTAGAGAATATCTTACTAGTTTAGGTCCGGTAGGAACAGCATTAGCTAATTTAGGTACAGAAATTGAAGGTTTAGCAGATAGTTTTGCTGATGACTTAACCACAGCATTACTTGAAGGAGAAGATGCATTAGATTCATTTAAAAACTTTGCTGAGCAAATAGTAAGTGCAATTATTTCAGAATTTATGAGATTGCTAGTAATTAGACCAATTGTTGACGGTGTTTTAGGTTATTTTAATATGTCAACAGGTACAGGCACAGGTACAGGTTCAAGTAGAGGTGGTGGGGGTCAGAACCTTGCAGGTGGTGGAACTATACAAGGTGGTACGCCTACTTTAGTTGGTGAAAGAGGTGCTGAAATATTTGTACCTAATACTGGTGGTACTATTATGAATAATATGAATACCAAAAATGCTATGGGTGGAGGTACACCAGTAAACATATATCAAACAGTTAATTTTGCTACAGGCATAGTACCTACTGTAAGGGCAGAGGTTACAAAGATGATGCCACAGATAGCAGATGTAACTAAAGCGGCAGTACAAGAGTCAGCAATGCGTGGTGGTAACTTTAGAAGGAGTCTAGTCGGTGGGTAAATTAGTAACAATGCCAAACACTCCTAACTTTGTTAGAAGTAACTTTAAATTAGTAAGAACTATAGGAACTGTAGCTTCTCCATATACAGGTAAGATAAGAACACAAGAATATGACGGTGTATTTTGGGAAGCAGTCGTAAGCCTTCCACCTATGCGAAGAGATGTAGCTAAAAATTGGCAATCTTTTCTTCTAGAGTGTAATGGGATGGTAAATCAGTTCAAATTTGCAGACCCTGATGCCTTGCTTAATCAAGGCACATACAATGCAGATGATTTAAAAGCAAAAAACAGAATCAATCAAACAGCAAATATAGAATTAGATTTTTCATCAGCAAATACTATAACAGCACCTAGCAACACAACGCCTTTTGCAAATGCTTTAGTTGGTGATTTTATTTCTGTAACAGGTTCACAATATCCTGAAAATAATGGAACACATAAGATAATTGCTAAAGCAAATTCATATACCATTACAGTTCAACCTGAAAATACAATAAACCTTACTACTGATGCAGATAGACCTGCATGTACAATCAAATCTAATCAAAAGGGTTCTACAGGTTTAAATTTAGCGTCAAGTAGTAATAGTGCTACAGGTACTATTAAAAAGGGTGATTACTTACAAATTACAGCTAGTTCTACAACAGGTGCTAATCCTGTGCAGTATGTAATGGTTACAGAAGATGCGACACTTAATGTAATAAGTGGTGCAGACACTTATGGAGTTAAAATACAACCTAAGTTAAGAACTGCTATTACAGAAAATCATCTTGTAAGGTTTGTATCACCAAAAGGTATGTTTAGATTAACAACTAAAGATGTAGATTGGGATGCAGACAATATATCTAACTATGGAATGTCTTTTTCATGTATTGAGGTAGTTTAAATGTCAAATAGAGGTGGTATAGATAGTGATATCGTCAAATATCTTGAAGCTGATCACCAAGTTCTATTTTTAGCAGTAAAAGCTGAATTTGATACAGATACTTTATATGTTTGGAGTGGTGATTATAATATTTCTATTGATGGTAATACTTATACTGGTGCAGGTACTCTTTTAAGTATATCAAATATAGAAGATACTCTAGAATTAAAATCAAGTGGTTTATCTGTTTCATTAGCAGGTATGGATGCTACAGTATTAGATTTAGCACTTACCGAAAACTATCAAAATAGATTTATAACTGTATATCTTGGCTACCTTTCAGGGGGTACAGACACCGTTGCAGGGACTATGACGCTATTTAAAGGGCGTATGCAATCAATGACTATTAATGATGACCCTAATGGCTCTACAATTAGTGTAGATGCAGAAAATAGGCTTATAGACTTACAAAGACCATCTAACCTTAGATA